ACGAAAACTTCACCAGCTTCAAATAATTGTTTTGCAATAATTAGTTCTATATCCGCAAAACAATCACGCCCATTAGCTGAAACTGAATCATATCTCCCCCACTGTTTCCACTTCATTTCTATTGCATCATTTATTTTTTTATCTAACTTGCCGCCCCGTTGCTTTCTTGTTTGGGCTTGCATCCTTGTACCTTGCCCTATGACATTTAATGCAAAGCTTCTTTGACCCTGACGCAAATAAGGGTTATCCCTGCAACCTTGCCTAGCTCTTGCTAAAAGTTTGCTATTGCTACCTTTAATTTCACTATCAGCGCTTGTTGACGCTGCCATCCAACCGAGGTTATATCGGGTTGAATTTGCCCCCTGATAATTACGCCTTCTCTTTGGCATGGTCGTTACCTTTGCCTCTGGTTCAGATTTAAAAACGTCTGAAATAGCTTGGTTAAAAAATCCCATTGTTAAGCACCAAAGCGAACGAATACTCTTTTACCGCTACCTAATCCCTGCTTTATTTTCTCCGCGTCGTTCTCTCTAAATATTTCCTGATTAATTCTGTTCAATTCAATATGTAGTTTTTCAATATCTGCACGTTTATAAGATCGTCCGCCAACACTATATTCTTGTGCGCCATCGCTGAACTTACGTAAAGCAGCTTTGATGTTATCCCTATCAATTTCGTTGGTTGACCTATTGTCTATTGCTGAAGGGGTTCCACTATAAACAAGGGATTCTTTAACTTTAAATTCACCCGTTGCTAGTTGATAACTTTCTGATCCTTTACTTACTACAGCCGCCCAAATCCAATTTCCTTTATCAAAATTTGTAGTAACAGAACTTGCAATTGTAAAACGCCAACCCGAACTATACGCACTACCTACAACTGTCGCGCCTTCAGAAGCCGTATTAGTTCTTAAGTAGTAAGTAAGTGTCCAATCAGGGGAAGTTGCACTTTCATCAAAACCAACCGTTGCTGACCCGTCCTCCCATGTAACAGTAGTTGCAGCCGTTATAACTGCCGGAAAAGAAGAAACCCAAGTCATAACCTTTTACCAATTCGTGACATAGTTTCGCTTCGCAGACGTATTAAGTTTAGCGTCATTTAAGGGTCTTTTATCTGATTTAATCGAATTTAACCGCTTTTTATCAAATATTTCGTAGATTTTACCGCGAGGAAAGCGTTGATATAAATGATTCAATGCAGCGTAGGCATAAACGGCACAATCAAGTGCCTCAACATTTTGATTTTTCTTTTGAACGTATTCCGTACCCCTCCCGTTTTTCTTTAATACACGTCTTTCGCCTGTGAACTGTTTAAAATATTCTTCCGTTGTTTGCGCGTGAAAATGAAGCTTATCATTGAACTTTAAACGAGCAAATAAAACATCTTTAATAGTGTCACTTCCAACCATATAAACAATCACACCCTTTTTTATTGCCCTGCCCCTGTAATTAAGATCAACCCGTGAACCGCGCCCGATTGCTGGCTTTCCTGATTGGCTACTACCTTTTATTCCAATAACACCTAGCCCTTGACGTTGACGGCAATAGTTATAAACGGCCTGCGTTGCTAATCCACCTGTATCTATTGCCGTACATTCAGCTTTTAGCTTGCCGCCGTTTGGATGTTCGTATTCATTTGTCAGTAATATATCTAGCCCCTCCCATACCGTCCCTTGGTTTGGATCACCATAAATAACGTCATGCTGAATCAAATACATATGTTCCTCTGGAGCTATACCCCAAGTACTTACTTCAATTCGTTCATCTTTTGTTCCCCCGCCTCCTTGAATATCAACACCCATTACCAAAAACAAAACATCCTCTGGGATAGTTCCGGGCATATATTTTTCACACCGTTCCAACAGTGCCTCTGCTGATAATTGTGATTGATAACTTTCGTCAAATGTTTCAGCTAAACGAGTATTAACAAAGGTCTTAAACAAAGGCGCGTCATCTTTTGACCTTAGAAATTCCTCAACTAAACTAGGCCAACTTAGCCACCCCGCGGGACTATATAAAGAACTCATCTGAAACCCTGCTGTTTTTCTTGTCATCGGCCTTTCTGCCCTCCATTCACCTTGTCTAAGCATTGAAGTTTTATGTGTTTCATCGAATCTTTCTCCGCAATGTGAACACTCATATTTAGCCGTAGACGCATCGCGGTTTTCCCATTTCATTTGACTCCAAACAAGCGTTTGATATTTTCCACAACAAGGAGATTTAACAAAGAACTTGCGACGGTCACTTGCTAGGTACTCTGATTCAACCCGACAAAAATCTTTTGTTGTTGGTGTACTCGTCATCAATATCTTTTTTCTACTGAAAGTTGAAGTTCTTTTGATGGCTAATTCGCAGGGGTCTCCTTCACTTACCCCGCCAGAAGTACTGGCATCACTTGGGTATGAACTAATTTCATCCATGAAAAGGTATCTAACCGGGGCGCTGCGGAGGCCCGCTGGAGAATTAGCACCTGTCAACATCAATATTCCGTTTGGATACTCTTTAATAAACATTGAATTACTAGCATCCCTTGATCTTTGCGGAGCAATCTTCGCTTTAATAACGGGCGTTTCTTCAAAGGCAGGCTCTAACCTTTGACGGCTCATCCTCTTGACCATATCTAGCGAAGGATTTACGCAAAGTATGGGGGCCGGACAATGATCAATCGTATAAAGAAGGAAGTTGATTCCGCATTCGCTCTTGCCTGTTTGCGCTCCAAACATCATTACAACTCTTTCAACATCGGTATTAGTCACAGATAAACAATCCATTGGCTCTTTTAGATATGGCGTTCTACTTGTTCGCCACGGCCCCGGTTCGCTTGAACCTTTAGAACTTAATTTTCTATGAGCGTCACTCCATTCGCTAACCGTCATCGGCTTAGGCGGGATAATGCCCTCGATAAATCCTTTCTGAAATGGGTTCATGTAAACAACCCCGCTTGATATGCAACATTAGTGAGCCTTTTTTTTGATATATCCATATACTCGGTGCTTTGTTCAATTCCTATAAATTCCATCCCTTCCTCTAACGCTGCTTTGCCAGTTGTTCCGCTACCCATAAAAGGATCTAAAACAACACTTCCTACAGGACATACAAGCCTAATTAAATAACGCATTAAATCAATTGGCTTTACTGTCGGGTGATTATTTCCTTTCCCCCTATCGCTGTTTGATGCCTTTGCACAATAAAAAAATTTATTAAAAGATTCAATGTTGATGTTTCCATCATGTATTAAATTTGCAGGCCATCGACCTATGCACTCCCGCCCTTCTACGTTTTCGGGCATCCCTGTTTTTGACATGTTGTAGGCGTTTCCATTTTTATGATTGCCTGCTGCTAAATTAAATCTTTTTTCATTTCCGACCCTACAATCATCAATTCTTAGTTCTTGTTTCTTCCCCCCTTTTCGTGCCATAACTATCGGTTCGTGGCTTGGTTTTAATTGATTAGTACTTTTAGGAAATCCCGACCCATAGACCCACATAATCTGATCACGTATTTCAAACCCTGCATCTTCTACATTGCAGGCCATTTTGTGATAAGTCCTAGCACTACTAAAAGACAACAAATGACCACCCGGCTTTAATACCCTCAAACACTCTTTCCAAATATCAACAGACGGTACTTCGTAATCCCATTTTTTACCCATAAATGACAACCCATAGGGCGGGTCAGTAACTATTGCGTCTACGCAGGCACATTGAAGTTCACAAAGTTTTTCTAAGCAATCGCCGTTAAATAATTTAGTCATGCTGCCTCTACAAATCTTTCTAAACAACCATGAATTTCTTGACGTAATACTGAATCAATAGCCGTAGGGTCAGTTTCACTAGCAAATAAATTACTAACCCGATCAGGTAGCGTTAAAAATGATTCTCTTATTCCAACCGCCATTTCAAAACTTTTCTTTTCAACTTCCTTTGCACTTATCAATTCTTTTTTTTGTTGCTCTACCTGTATCCTTGCTAGTTCTGCTGTATAGAACTCTTTCTTCGCACGTGAAATGTTGAAATCTGGAATTTGATCGGCTGACATTCCATCAACTTGTTTCTTTAATTCTTTTTTTGTCTGCGCCGTTATCGGTCTAGGAGCTGGAACACTATTTTGATCCCATAATCTCACCGCCTCATCTTTGTTAAGTAGCTCCCGCCCGTTCACCTTAACAATTGCATCCTTTAATATTCCCGTTTGCCTTCTCTGCGAAA